GATTATGTATCATCATTACAGTTTGCGGTAAGTGAAGCAGAATTATCTAATCTATATTTACATAATATTACAAATGGTTTCTTACCACTTGTAATGGTAAACTTTAATAATGGAGTTCCTGCTCCTGAAGAAAGACAAACAATTGAGGATTTACTTCAGGCTAAATTCACAGGAACAAATAACGCAGGACGTTTTATGTTATCATTCAACGATGACCCTGCAACCAAACCAACAATCGATACTATATCAATTGATAATTTACATGAGAAGTTTCAATATGTTGCCGAATATGCACAGGATAGAATACTCGTATCACATAGAATCACATCACCACTACTGTTTGGTATCAGAACTGCTAACAATGGTTTTTCTTCTCAATCGGAGGAAATGAAAACAGCATTTAGTATTTTGCAAACAATGACAATCCTACCATTTCAGAATGTTATAATTAACGCATTAGATTATGCATTTCAAATTGGTGGATATGATAGTAGAGAATTGTATTTCGAACAATTAACTCCATTAGTAATTCTTTCTACAACTGCAGAAGAAACAGGCAAATCAATTGAACAAGTTGAAGATGAAGTTAATGATTCAATGCAAACAAGTGAAATTGCACAAACAGATGCAGAAATCAATCCAGATTCAGTAATTCCTAAAAAAGATTTAGAAATGAAAGAATTTGTAAGACCTGCACATTTTAATAAAGAATACGAAATAATGAAATAATATGGCATACGCACTATTCATAACAAGAAACGATATAATTAAAAACTCACCTCTACAGGGTGCAATTGATGCAGATTCGCTTTTGCCGTTTGTAAGAACTGCACAGGACAAATATCTAAAAAATCTTGTAGGTACTGTACTATTTGATTTTTTACAAGCACAAATAGAAGCAGGCACATTCTCTACATTGAGTCCATATTATCAGGATTTAATGGATGACCACATCAAATACACACTTTTGTGGTACGCATGTGTTGAGTATATTCCATTCTCTTCTGTTCAATTCAAATCAAATGGTGCAGTAAAGCAACAAAGTGAGCAAGGTATAGCACCAACTAAAGGAGAAATAGATTATCTAAAACAAATTGCACAAAATAATGCTGATTACTATGCATTGAGATTGCAAAACTATTTAATCGCTTATTCAAATAATATTCCACAATATCTTGAAAGTGTTGGAAATCAAACACAGATATATCCAGATCAAAGCAATCAATATTTCGGAGGAATACAATTATAAAATATGCCACAACAAATTGTACATAATACAGGCGTAAACTACTCATTATACTATAATGTTCTTAATTATTTTAAGACAATAATGAGAAATCATCCATCTATTCAATCTGTTACCTATGGTGATATTGATACGATAGATGATAAATCATACCCTGAATATCCATTAGGTAATATCTTAATAACCGATACATCATTCGGAACATCTACTACAACTTTTACAATTCAGTTGATTGTAGCAGATAAACAAAAGGTTTTAAATAATGAATCTTCAGGTTCAACCAATGCACAAACAATTCCATTTTATGGAGTTGATGATATGGTAGATATACATGCAAACACACTTGCCATTTTAAATGACTTAACTGCATATACCCAAAGAGGAGTGGCAGGATTTGAAATAAATAGTGATATAACATGTACACCATTTTCAGACCGATTTAACAACGGTTTGGCTGGGTGGTCAGCAAACTTCGAACTGACAACTCACAATGATAAAAATCGTTGCCTTTTTTTTTTAATTAATCCCTCTGGTAGTGGATATATTATTGAAGATTGTGCTGACGGTGAAAGGTACAAAGCAGTTTTAACCGAGAGTGGTAGTATAGGTCAGGTATTTGCAAGTAGGTATTATCCTAAATCAAACCGTGACATCACTACCTACTACGATTTGAATTGTTATACTATTGTTGATACGTTTAGTGGTGAAGATGATTATGATTTTGTCAACTTACCTATAATGTATTTACCATATAGGGATTTTGAAACGTGTGAATGGTGTGAGTTATGGACAAATCCACAAATATGGTCAACAACACCACAAAATTGGAGTTCAGGAAGTGCGGTTGCATTTAGACAATGGCAATATGATTAAATTATAAACACATGGGAGCATCTTTATCAAGCTTATTTATATCTCAAAGTTATCAGAGCCTAATACATTTAGGTGATGCTACAACAATTAAAACATTTACTTCAACACCTGCTGAATTGCAGGATGGATTTGGTAATGGTAGTGGAGTTCTATTGGACAATGCAGGAAACGTAATTGCATCAGGATCACTTAAAGTTGTAAATGATATATCATCTTCAACACTAAATGGAGTTGGAAATGTAACAATATACTCTGCTTCAGTAGCAAGTAGATTAGCACAATTAGAAGCGGACTCAGGTTCGCAAGACCAAAGATTAGATTCATTAGAATTTTTCAGTTCATCACAATTAGCAAAAGATGCAACATTAGCATTGTATACTGCATCTGTTGATGTTTCATTAAATTTAATAAATGGATTTACTCAATCAGCAAGTGGTAGATTAAATTCTATTGAAAATTATACGGCATCATTAAAAGGTGCTATGACTGTAAACGGAACAGATGTAACTTTTACAAATGATATTATTGTAACAGGTACAATTAACGCATATGAGATAATTACAACGATTGAAAGTTCATCCGTTATATTCTCATCAGGCTCCAATATTTTAGGAGATGCACTTAACGATACACAAACACTCAATGGAACTGTAATAGTATCAGGTTCGCAAAATGTGTCTGGTTCTGTCTATATCACAGGTGAAGTTTCATCATCGACTATTGCAGGAATAGGTAACGTAACTGCATTTTCACAATCAGTAGATAGTAGATTGGATTATTTAGAAGGTCCATTCTCTCAATCAGTAGATACAAGATTGGATAATTTAGAATTATATACTGCATCATTTTCTACAAACTATGTTTCGCAAGCACAACTTGCAGCTGCAACGGGTGCATTGGAATTAAGTATTGCAACAAAATTAAATACATCATCGTTCAATGCATATACCCAATCAGCAGATAACGCATTAAATTCTTTATCTCAATCTGTATCTTCATCAAATGCGATAACAGTTGCAAGAATAGATGGGTTGGCATCTCTTACAGGAAGTTATGCAACAACAGGAAGTAATACATTCAGAGGAAATCAAGCATTTTCAGGAAGTGTTAGAGGACAAGTATTTCCAATAACCATTTCATCAAACACTGCAAGTATGGATTGTAGTATAGGTAATTTCTTTACAGTATCAATACCATCAGGCTCAACAAGATTCGAAGCAATAAACATACAACCAGGAGAAACACTTTCATTAAGAATATTAAACTTAACAAATGCATCTGAATTTACAGGAAGTAATTCTGTTAAGTTTCCAAATGGATTTGGATATATACCAACGACTGTATCTTCATCAATTGATATAATAACATTTTTAAGTTTTGATACGGGATCTATATTCGCAGTAGCATCAAACTATTTTGTATAATTTATGTATATACCATTAACATTTGAAGGAACATCACAAAGATGTCTTTACGCAAGCGGTGGAATAGAAGGTACTTTTATTAGTGGTTCACAACAATGGGGTTATCACATTTTTACAGGATCAGCAAATTTAGTAGTAACGAGAGGAACTATTAATAAGGCTGAAATTCTTGTTGTTGGAGCTGGAGGTGGTGGAGCATCAGTACCTAGTGGATTCCTTGCAGGCGGAGGCGGAGGTGGTGGTGTTGCTTATAGAGCAAATGTTATCCTATATCAGGGAGCATATACCGCAACAGTTGGAGTTGGTGGTAATGGTGGATTTTGGAACGGTTCGGTATCAAACAATGGTGGAACAGGAGGAAGTTCATCATTTAGTGGAGCAAATATTACTTTTGGTGCAGGTGGTGGACAAGGTGGACAATATGGTAGTGGTTTTAGTGAAAGAGGTGGAAGTAGTGGAGCACCAACGAATAATAATGGTGGATTAAATGCAACCAATGGTGGAGGCGGAGGTGGTGCTAGCGCAGTAGGTATTGCAGGAAACGCAGGTTCTAATCAATCAGATGGTGGAAATGGATTAACTTATTACATAACAAGTTATCCAATAACTATTGGATGTGGTGGTGGCGGATATAATACTAATGTATCACTAAAATTATTTTGACTTTCGCTCATTTGGAAATTTATAATGAATATTCTTTAAGGACATCCACAACTTCCTGTATCAACAAAATCACCTAAACAATCTTTACCATAGTTTACACTTATTGTTGGAATTGGAGTTCCAGAATATGTAGTTACAATAGGTCTATTTCTATCAGCACATGATCCTGTTATATATTGTATTGTTGTTCCTGATGTTGCACCTCTTTGTACAGATTTTGTTATTTTTGAACCATCACACTCATAGTAAGTAAGTGAAACACTTGCATTTGAAAGACCCACACCGGTCCAACTTGCAGTTACTTCTGTAATATTACATGATGAAGATGCATATATTTGTGAACCATCGCCTGTTATGGAGTATGGATATGTTATTGTTGTACCTGCAAGCGTTATCAAACTTCCAGTTGAAATACAAATAGTTCTTACAGTATCATTTACCATACTTTCATATACTACTTGTGATCCTGTTTTTGGAACATAATTTACAGTTTGTGGACTTGCACTTCCTGTTCCTGCATAAAATGTTATTAGTGATGAAGTACATGTTGGTGTAAAAGATTGTGTTACACATAAACTTCCTGTAGAACATTCAGGCCCTGTAGTTATAACTGCTGGAACAATACCAGTAGGATTATTTCCATATTGTGTTACCCAATACCAAGAGCCACTTGCTGCACATGCAGTTACGGGAAAGTTTGCTAATACACTTCCTGATACATAATTATTACCACCACATGATGTGTATGCATAGTATCCACGATAGTATGAATAATCATTAAAAGCATCAGTAACATCAAACGTTACCTGACGACAATCACAACTACCTGTTTCATTAAAATAATCATTACAACTTTCTGCTATTGGATATTTTATTATTACACAGCCATCACCACCATTACCCGCTCTAGTTGCAGGTGCACTTCTTCCACCTCCACCACCTCCTCCATATACCCAAATAGGATTAGGATCCTGCGTTTGATTTCCACCTGTTAAACATCCACCAATTCCTCTTGATCCATTAGTATTATATCCGCCACCACCACATCCAATAGTTATTGGATAACTTGTTATGTAATAAGTTAATCCATTTCCACCATCTGATTGATTAGAACCTGCGTTTCCTGCAATACCTACTGCGCTAGCACCACCTCCGCCTCCACC